ACTATGTATTTAATACCTGTAAATGACCCTACTAATATAGAGGCCACTACTGGTATCATTACGATATTCTTTTTAAATAATTCTGCTATTTGCATAAGTCCTTTATGTTTGTTTTACTCTAATAACAATTTCAGGAAAGATAACTAATAGTCAGTAATAATATTTATCCATTACGGAGAGCAAAAAAAAGGGCGGATAAACCGCCCTTTTTCTGAAGTTTGTACTTCGCAAAGTAAAATTACATTAAGTTTGCAACTTGTACTTTTTGGTAGTATCTGTTTGAGTTTGCTGAACCAGCGTCATTTACTGCTGAAGCAGCACCTGAAATTGCACCAGTTTCGGCAAATGGGTTCGCTACTAGACCATATCTAGTTTTGAAACCAATTTTCGGTTGGAAAGTATCCTGACCAACTGCTCTAACCATTTGTAGAGGTACATATGGACAATAGAACATACCAGCGTCATAAGGTGAAGTACCTTTATAACCAACTACGTAGTATTGTTTCGCCGAAGAGTTTGCACTATACGGGTCAATGTACACTTTGTATCTACCGTTAAGAACACCAGCAAAAGTATTACCAGTATCGTCAACGTTTAGGTTGTTGTTAAGAGCAGGAGTATAGTCTAATACACCAGCCATTTGAAGAGCAGAAGCGACATCTGAAGAACAGATAATCATATTTCCTTTTCCTCTTCTTGTTCTCTGAGCGATTCTGTTTGCGTCTCTTTCCAATTGGAACATAAGACCTTTGAATCTCTCAACAGACCATCTACCATTTGAGTCTGTGTCTAAATCAAAGATACCAGCAGTTGTTGTATTTACAGCAGCGCCTTTTTCAGCGTTAATGTAGATAGTTCTAACTACTTCTCTATTGATTTCAGCCAAGATTTCAGCAGATAAGATGTTTGCTAACTCTGTTTCAGCGTCTAAACCGTGGATTGCTTTTAAGTCTTGAGCAAGTTCCATAGTGTATTCAGCTTTAAGAGCTCTTGATTTAGCAGTTACCGTAGATTTCTCAATTGAGAAAGCCATTTCAGCAAATGCGTTACCACTAGCGTCACCCAATGCTTCAGCAGCTGCTGTAGTCATTGCTGTACCTTTTGTGTAAGTACCTGGTGAACCGTCATTTAAGACAGCTGGGTTAGTACCGGCGTTAGCAGTAGTTGAATAACCATCTACAGCTGAACCAGCAGCGTTTCTACCAGAGAAATCAGTATCAGCTTCGTCAAACATAGCTTCTTGACCAGTTTGTGAAGTGTATCTGCTTCTCATAGCAAATATAAGACCAGTTGGACCGGTCATAGGTTGAACACCTGCAATATCGTAAGCGATAAGGTTAGGCATTGCTCTTCTTACTAAACTAATTAGGATTGGATCCCAGTTAGATACAGCTGAACCAGTTGAGTTTGTTGGTGCAGCTTCAGATAAGAACGCATTGTCTTCCTTAGCAGCTCTTTCTTGGTTTTCCAAGATAACAGAGGTGACGGCACGTCTATAAGAATCCGTGATTTTTGGTAAATCAGGATGCTCAAGGACTGGCTGCCATTTTTTTTCGTGAGTTTCGGATAAGTACATTGTTTATTTCTCCCTTTTCCTTGATTAAGATATTTTAATATCTTTTGTTTTGCTAATAGCGGCAGTGTAAGCAGCCATCGCTTTTGATAAATCTTCATTACTTAATGAAGTTTCACCAGCAGCCGCCACATCATCTAAAGCCTCATCTGCTTTTGCTTTTTGTCCAAAGTATGATTCTTTGATAGTCTCACACTTTTTCTTAAAATCTTCAGCAGTTGAGTATTCAATCTCTTCAGCAAGTTTAGCAAATTTTTCTTTTTGAGTGTCAGCTAAATCAGCAGCAACTTCAGACATAATCTCTTTTTGAGTTTTTACTGAATTGTCTTTGTTTAGTTCAACATTCTTTTCAATTTGCTCGTTTAACTTTTTCTCTAATGTCTCAATTTTAGTTGCTTGCGCTTCTAAAACATCATACTTCTCATCTGGAACATCAATATAATGTTCGCTGAAAAGTTTTTTAAGACCAGAGATAAAGTCTTCAGCAATCTCGCCTTTAATACCTCGTTCAAGAGCGATTTCGTTTTCTTTCATCCACTCTTCAACAACGTAAGACAAGTAAGAGTCAACTTTTTCAGTTAATTCTTCTTTTGCTTTTGCACTTTCTTGCTCTAATTTGTTGTTATAATCTGCTTCCATTGACTCAGCAATTTCACCAACTTTTGATTTAATTGCAGCTTCAAAAACGGTAGCAGCTTTTGTTTTAAATTCTTCTGATAAATCATTTTCGCCATTTACAAGAGCGTCAACGTGTTCTGAAACATCAATGTCTTCTTTTTTATAAGAAGCCATTTTCATTTTGTGTTTCATTTCTGTTTTTTTCTCTTTGTCTTCAGCGTCAGCGTCAGCTTCTTCAGACTTTTCTTTTTTATCTTGCGATTTTTTAAGAGCGTCTAAAGCTGCTTTAGGCATTTCGCCTTCTTTGATTTCAGAACCTTCTTCAGTTTCTTCGCTCTCTTTTAACTTCGGCATAGGGTCAGCTGCGCCTTGGTTTTTTTGTTGAGCGTCACCAGAAACTTGTTTAGTTTTTTTCGTAGCGTCTGGATTGCTGTCTGTTGGTTTAACAACAGCTGCACCTAAATCCTCTGCATTATTCATACTTGCAATGTGAGAAGGTTCAGCCGCAACAGCATTTTTCTTCGGAGCATCCGCTTGTGGGTTAGCACTTGCTTCAGCAACCGCTGATTTTTCCAAAGCCTCTACTTTATTGTCTGTCTCGGCCATTTTAGAAATCTCCTTATTCTTTATTAAAATAAACGTTTATTTTATTCTCTGTAAGATATTTATAATATTAGAGCTTTTTAAGAAAGGTTTTAAACACTTCCGCCTTAGCTTCTGCTAGTTGGATTGATTTTGCCTTCTCAATATATCTCTTATATTCTTCAATATCTTGTGCCTTAATCTGACCATTGTCCCATATCCACTCTCTATTCTCCATAATACCCTCTACGAAAGCGTCTGGAGCGCTTGGGTCTGCAACAATGTCAGCCGCCGTTGCTAAATAGAAGTCTTTACCTACATAATTAGCACCGTTCTTTGTAACCAAGGAACCCATACCTCTTGATGATACACCCAATTGAGCGCCTTCATCAATAAGACCTTTTACAATCTTACCGTAAGGTGTGTTCATAATCTTGGCTTCACCCATAAAATTTTTACCGTCTGGTGTTAGAGCAGTAACCATATGTGATACTCTCTCTAAATTTACGGTTGGACCATCTGGATGGCCTAACTCACCGAACGCTCTATTTTTTTGGATAAATTCTCTGTTATATCTGTTTACTTCTTTCGCTAGAATATCATTCTCGTATATTCTTCCATTTCTATTCTTGATGTCAGATTGTAGAAAGACACCACGGATTTTGTAATCTTTTTTACCGTTTTTTTCTTCTACAATATACTCTGCCGAAGCAACTTCTTCCGATATTAATTTCATTTAGTCTCTCTCTTTGTTATATATTTATAAAGGATTTTACCTAAACTCAACAATTATCGTATAATTGTCGCCTAAAGCAAAGTTTTTAGTAGATAATAGTACATCACCAGTAGGTGTTGTAGCATTATTTGTAATCTCATTGCCTGCTGTTCTTAAATCCCAATAACCATTTCCACTTAAAATAGCTGCTGTTGAATTTGTTTCTCCGTCCCATACCAATTCAACTGCCGATTTAGTATCAGATACGTTAACTGAATACCAGATTTTGGCAATCTTTCTATTACCATCTTCCGTCATAAAAGTTAACTCTGAAGCGTCTATCTTTTTAACTAAACTTTCGCCTGTGCCATCTGAAAAGTTTGTTAACTTCGCAACGTATTTTACACCTTGCGTATCAGCTATAGTTTGTGTTGTTACCGTATCTGCCATTTGTTATACCTCAAATCCTGATTCTTTATGACACTCTAAACTAATATTAAATTTAGGTACCGTTGAATCTGCTTTTAATTCTACGTTTTGTTCTGCTTCATCAACCAACTTATTTTCTGTTGGTTTAATTCCATAATTTCCTCTACCACTAACAGATAACTCTTTACTGCCTAGTGTTAGTTTAACATTACCTGTTCCAAATATTTCATAATAAACATTTGCAATACTAATTTTAGGTTGACTAGTTGCGTTCTTTAATTTTGCAACATCAACAACCGTACCACCATCAGATTGTATACCTTTAATGTTTGTTATAACTTTAAAGTTATCATCTGTTTTATGTACAATAGACTTATTCTCTTTATCTAAATTATCAAACCAAAGAATAGTCATTATTGTGCGTCATAATAAGTTTTAGAAAGTTCACCACGTTCAACCGTTTCGCCAGTCATTCGTGTTCTCATATAAATTTTTGTGACAGCATTTGTTCCTGGTCTAGTATGTGTTCTAACACCACCAGAAACCGTTGAGTTTGCACCATCAGCTGAATCTGGATATGTATTAGCCGCTGTAGCAGTATTTTCATATTGCCACAAACTATTTGAACCTGGTACCGTAACCCACGCCATCTTTATACTCCTAATTCTTTGTCTATATAATCATAGACAACATCTGTTTTAACGTTATGTTGAAGAGAAACTTTGTCAATAGTAGTTTCTACCTCTTTTACAACATCATCACTATCATAGTTCACACTATTATAAAAATCACTCACCACTTCTTTATGTAGTGGCGATAATTTATTAAATGTCTCCGTATCTACCGGTGACTTACTGATTAACTGGCTGACTCTCTGCACTTGGAACCTCGGCTTCAGGTGTAGGTTGTTCGTTACCATTATCAGTAAACTCTATTTCTTGACCTGTTGTATCCATAATTTGGTCTGTCTTATCGCTTGGGTCAGTTACCGCCGGTTTAGGGTCGCTATGAGCTTCTGGCTCTACACCACTAAAAATTCTACCAGCAATATCTTGTCTTTGTGCGTCAAGTGAAGTTGCTACTTTATCTCTTAATGCGTCTTTAAATGCTTCACCAGCACCTGCATTATCTCCTGTATTCAACTTGTTAATAAAGTCTGTTATTTTTTCTGACATAATTTATCTCCTATTTGATTTCTCTAGTATATTCGCCTGCGTCTGGCATAGCGATAATACCATCATCAATTTCTTTCTTAATTTGTTTATCTATATCTGCTATTTCTCTATCTGTTTGTCTTAATACATTCTTTCTAACAAACTCCACAGAGAAATATTTACCAACATAATCTCTCATTGAATCGGCCAATCTCAATCTTTCCATTAACATTTCTGACTCTTTCAATTCTGCAAAATGTCCATCTTGTAAAAAATTATATTGTATATTGTCTCTTAATGTAGCCCATTCTGGTTCTGCAATTACACCTTTTAATACTAATTGAGTTTTTAAAATGTCATTAAAGAGTTCAGTAAATTTCTTTCTTAATCTTTGTACAAATTTTGTAAACTTCAATTCGTCTCTTGTAATTTCAGTTGAACGGCCTAAATTAAATCCTGAAGAAGACTCTAATCTACTTACAGGTACATTTAAAGAACGATAAAGTTTACTTCTAAAATATTCAATATCGTTAATTTCTCCTAGATTTTGACCACCTGGTAAAGTATCTATTTGTGTACCTCTACCACCTTCTCTACTTGGTAACCAGAAATCTTCCAACATAGACATATAGTTTCTGTCGTCTCTGATTTCACCTGTGTTTGCGTCATAGACAAGTTTGTTTCTGTATCTTGCCATAACATCACGTAGATATTGTTCAGCTTTTGCTTTAGGTAAATTACCAACATCAATCTTAAATATTCTTCTTTCAGGCGCTCTTGCAATTCTGTAAATAACAGAAGCGTCTTCAATCATTCTTAATTGATTAACTGGTTTAATTGCCTTATGCAAATAAGATAATACTAGATTTTTGTTTTGGTCAATTATACCTGACGGACAAAATGATATTGTGTCAGTTGCAATTTTAATACCACCTGAAGTAGTATTAGAAACACCTTTTTCGTTATAGATGTAGTATTCTTCAAACTCATCTACAACCGTCAATCCGTATGGTGTGGGACCGTCTGGACGTTTCTTCCTAATCTCTCTTATCTTTTTGATTTTACGTGGGTCAATGTATCTTAACTCTGTAATACCTTTGATTGGTGATTCTCTATCAATAACTTTATGATAATAAATTCTACCATCAACGTACCATCTTCTAAAGATGTCGTGACCTCTAGTATTAAAGTTCATCAACCTTAATACTTCTTTAAATTCTGCGTCAATTTTTTTCTTGATTTCTACACCGTATTCAACACCGGTCAAATCCAGCTTTACTGCGTCTTTCAACTCATTAGCAACGATAGCTTCGTTGATAATATCTTCAACTGCCATATCACACTCGGGGTGTAATGCAATCTCTCTATATCTTCTAATTAAGTCCTGCTCATTTTTAGCAGTACCTTCCATATCAAGGTACTGACCAAAATAACCACCAGCGGCGACGGTTTGTGTTCCGTCATCCGCTTGTGGTGTTGTAAAGCTTTGTTTTGGATCCTGCGGCTTTTTAGTCCGAGTGATAGAAAATCCAAATAAGTCTGCCATAATAATAATCCTTTGTATTTACTACTTATATTTATATGTTAAGTAGTAGTATTACTTTCAAAGTATTGGTAACCAAATGTCACTTGAAATTCTTCAATTGTGTCATTGTTACCATAGTCCAAATCAATTGCAGCTATAGTTGTCGGATACGCACCTCTTAATGTGTATGACTTTATAGTTGCACCGTTTCTATCCAATTGGTCAACAAAAGCGTCAACTTGATAATCCGCTGGATTAGTTAAGCCTTCACCGTCTGTTGCGTTATTGATACCGTTTGACCATCTTTCAAATGCGTTTCTTAATTTGAAATTTGTATCATTGATAACGGTAACTGACCAATCTTCATAGGTCCTGTCACCAGCGATTTTTACTTGTCTGCCTCTGAAAGGCACGGTAATGTTACCAACCGTCATTGCCGGTAATGTTGTAACCTTACATAAAAATGCTAGTTCTTCTATCTCTCCACCAACTTGTGCGTAACCAGGAAAAGGCATTGTTACCTTAAACTGATTGGGTCTAGCCCCACCGCCTGCAAGTTTAGCTTTGAAGTCGTTAATGTTTGCCATTTTCTATTCTCCCCTTAACCTGCAACTTCGTCAAAGCTGACGCCAGTTCGTGTTGCGATAAATTGTAAAGTAATAAAGTTAATGCTTCTAGCAGGTTTCACAAAGATTTCTGCTATGAATTCATTTCTGTCAATTACTTCACCTGTGTTATTAGTTTCATCACAGACTACTAAAAAGTCTGTAATACCTCTTCTACCTTGTACTTCTCTTAAAAAAGGTTCTACAATGTTTCTAAAGTTAGCTCTTGTAAATTCATCATTGAATTCAAAAAGTTGGAATTTAGAAGCAGTTGCTATTGCCTTCTCTAAAGTGATAAACAATCTTCTTACGTTGATTCTATCAAAAGCACTTGGAGCAGATAATCCAGTTTTGTCTCCGAAAAGAACCGTACCTTGTCCAGGGAACGTTGCAACAGGATTAACTCTTGCTCTGTATAGTTCGTCTCTTTGAGATTTAGTTGGATTAAACGCAAGTTTAACAGCGCCTCTAACTATACCTCTATTGAAGCCGGCTGGTGAGAACCAAGCGTCTGCAATAAGGTCAGTTCTTGCTGAAAGACCTGCAATGTCTCCGTTTAATGGTACAAAACGATATACGTCATTGTATCTGTCGTATGTGTATTTGTAACCACTATCAAACACAATGTAAGATGATGAATTGATTTGATTAAAGAAATCAATTACATTACTCTTTTGTGTGTTAGCGTTAGCAACACCCACAACATCACTTCTTTCAGGACTTGCAAATACAACAGCGTCTTTTCTGTTTTCTGCAATTGTGATTAGATTGTCAATGTGTGTTTTGTCGCCAGCACCTGCTATGATAAGACCAACATCAACCGTTTCGCCATCAGCAAATTTTTCATATGCTGATTTCTTTTGGCCAGTAGTTGCTGTAGTTCCGTCAGAACCAGATTGTAATGATACATTAGAAACAGCAGTCACGTCTGTGAAAGTTGTTCCTGAAGCCGCATTACCCCAGTTTGAACCTGAAGCGTTGTGGTCCATCCAGTAGATGTAGTTAGATGATTTATATATTACGTCAATATAGTAGTTTACAGAACCTTGAGAAGTTTTAGCGTCTGAAGCTTTTGAAACTGCTTCAAATTTTTCTAATACTTCGCCTTTAGTTCCTGTTATTGCACCATCTTCGTCTATTACGATTATATGCATTTCGTCACCTGAACCACCTCTTGCTTGTGCAAATGGTGATGTTCCTGGTGCCTTGTCAAATAATTCGTAATGTCTCCATCTTCTTCTTACTTGAGCGCCGTTAGTTGGTGCTTCGTGTAATCCTGAAGAGTTAGATGTTGTATAAAAAGAGGGCTCTTCTTTTCTAACAATTGATAAATCGTTAGTTGCTTTGCCCACTACTCTATATTCATACTCACCACCAAAATTTACTATGTCGCCGATTTCTATTCCTGCCGCTGAAGCAACGGTAACAACCGTATCACCGACAGCCATAGCGGCGTCAGCAACGGTAGTTTTGTTTACTTCTTCGTAAGCTGTAGCAGAGGCACATTGAGAAATCTGTAAAGAGTTTCCGAAAGCGCCTGGTGTTCTAGCAGACCACATTCCAACAGAAGCAGAACCGTCAGCATAGTTATT